GTTCATGTTTTGTTTTTAATTTCCAAGCCTCCTTTAGTCGGGAGGCTTGTTTTTTTTGTTTATATTTGCAACTATGGGAGTACGTAGCACTGTTTCTGGTTGGTTTTCAAATACGCGTGAGGTGTATGTTGGAAAAGCTGACGGGAATTGGGCCGAAAGGTTGCTCCCTCAGATGTCCGCTACAGGCGTGACCATCACCCCACAAGTGGCAATTGGAGTAAGCACCGTTTATGCGTGCATTCAGAAGATAGCTACCACCCTTGCACAACTTCCTATTGAATTATATGACGGCTCTGGTGGGTCTTTTGACCTTATCCAAGACAACCGAACGTATTTGTGGAACGTTTCACCAGACGAAAACCAAACGGCATTTAGATTTCGGGAAACGCTTTACGCGCTGATGTTGCTTTTCGGCTGTGGGTATGCGGAAATAATCAGAGACAGACGAACGGGCGACGCCATAAAGCTGTGCTACCTTCAGAAAAGTAAATTAAAAGAACTGAGAGATGCGGAAGACAACGTTATCTGGGAGTATAAAACGAAAAATGGCTACCGCCTCATCAATGGTCGCGACGTTCTTCGCTTTGAGTATCTTTTTTCTGAAGGACCTGCTCAGACGAGTAAGGAAACTGTTTCAATCCTAAAAGCCGCACAAGATTACGCGAGTAAATTCTTCGCTGGCGGTGGTGTTATGGATGGGCTATTGACTTCAGAGCAAAACCTATCAAAGCAGCAAATTGATGACTTCATTGAAAGCTGGGCAAAGCAACACGGCAAGCAGACGAGAATGCTACCGCTTGGTGTCAAGTACACGAGGTTAGGTGTTGAGCCAGACAAAGCGCAGAACACTACTTCTCGCGAGTTTCAGGCCACACAGGTCTGTCAGATATTTAATATTGATCCTCGAATGATCGGTATAAATTCCGCTTCGGCTTATAAGTCAACACAGGAGGCGAGTAACCATTTCGCGGTTCATTGTATTACTCCACTTGTCAACAGGCTTGAAGGGGAATTGAATTTAAAAATGCTTTTTCGTGGTGAACGCCAGCGGTTGTACTTCCGTCATAATCTTGATGAGCTTGTACGTGGTGACATCGAAACACGCTTTAAAGCATACGATATTGGTCTAAAGTCTGGGTTCTTAAACCGTGACGAGGTCCGCGCAAAGGAGCGCAGAAACAAAATTTCAGAAGGTGGCGACATCTACACCGTACAGGTGAATCAGATAGCACTGGATAAAATGCAGGAGTACAGCGAGAAGATAGCGCAAGCGGGTGACGCTGGTGATAATGCTGGTAACAACTTAGAGAATGAGTAAAAAAACAACCCGCGAAGAAATCGAAATGCAGCCGCAAGTACGCGCCGTTGCAAAGATTGGCTCGTACAATAAGGAGGCTCGCACAGTTGAAGTGACGGCGGCGACTGAGTACGCTGTGCAACGGTACACGTATAACGAAAAAAAGCGCGACTTCATTGAATTCAACGAAATTCTATCTTTCAAGCCTGAGCATTTCAGAACAGAGAGGCTAGAACAAGGCGTTGTTACATTGCTGGACAACCATGACCGTTACAGTGGAGCGAAAGGTGTTCGCGGTGTTATCGAAGGCTACGAGCTAACGAACAACACACTTCAGACAACTGTACGATTTGGCAAGCGTGCTGAGGCGCAAGAGATAGCCGACGACGTTGAAGACGGTATATTGAAAGGGTTTTCATTAGGGTATAGAGTTTTCGAGTACACGCCAGATGGCACGAAAGGCGAAAACGGGCTACCAAATTGGAGGGCTACAGATTGGGAGCCGCTTGAATTGAGCGTAGCACCAGTACCCGCCGACCCTCGAAGCACATCGAGAAGCGAAGAGAGAAACGAAAATAAGGAAACCAAGCACACGGCGTTTGTCGTGCGTGAAGTAGAAGAAACACCACCCGCAAAGGTTGTGATACCACCCGCACCGAAAAAAGAAAAAGAAACCCCGCAGCGATCAGTTGCGACAAATAAACACACAATGAAGAATTCTACGGAATTGAAGCAGTTGCGGGACGAAAAAACCCGCTTACTGACTACCCTCGACGGGCAGTCAGAACGCTCGACAGAGCAAGAGACTGAAATGGACACCCTAGCGGGCGAAGTTAAAGGACTCGATAAGCAAATCGAAGCACGTGAGCAGCGCGAAGCTGTTCTAGCGGCAAACGCGAGAATCGTTGACCCTGCAACATCAGCAGACGGCGAGACACGCGAGGTGAACAAAGCGGTAAAAGGTGCAGACTTTGGACGCGCGTTTGTGGCAATGGCTGACGGGCGAAAGCTCGAAGGGGCACTTGCTGAGATTGACCAAGAAGGAAAGCGTTCGTCTCTTGACGGTGGTGGCGCGAATACATTTTCTTATCCTACTGCATGGTTAGGAACACGTGCCGGTGGTGCTGATGACTTCCAAGCGGGATCGGGTGACGGGTCTGGATTTGTTCCAACGGTAGTGCCTAAATTTATCGAGGCTTTGATGGCTCCTACAGTAATCGAAACACTTGGGGCAACCCAATTGAATGGATTGGTAGGTACTATCCAATTCCCTCGCGAGTCGGCAGCGGCTACAGCAACGGCAGCGACAGAGGTTGCGGCGGGTGCTGATGCTGGATTAGAGATTGACCAGTGGACTATGACACCAAAGCGTTATAGCTCAAAAACAACCTACTCCAAGCAGTTGATGCTTCAGTCGCCTTTGGCTGCTGAGACGATCATCGCAAACGCCCTGAGACGCGGGCATGACAGGAAGTTGAATTACGATATGTTCAGCGGTGGCGGTTCTGCTGCAATCACTGGACTTATGACGTACTCAGGTGTTAACGCTCCAACGATTGCTGACGGCACGGATTACGAGCAGATTTGCGCGGCTTTGCGTAAAGCGGTTCTTGAAGATCACGGAGACCTTTCAGCATCGAAGTTTGCAATCTCACCTTTAACAGATGAGTTCTTCGGTTCTGCGGTAAACGTTACGGGTGTTGATGCTCTTATCAGAGATGGTAAGATTAAAGGCAGCGAGTTTATGGCAACTCCTTACCTTGCTGATTCGACTGCGATACTTGGTCAGATTGTTTATGGTGACTTCTCGAATATCTTGTTCGGAAATTGGGGCTCACTTGACTTCCTTGTTGATCCTTACACTTCGGCGAACACTGCGCAGATAGTTATCCACCTTAACAGATGGGTTGATATGCTTGCACAGAATCCTGAAGCGTTTGCACGTTATACACAGGTTGGCCTTACCTAAGCCAATTTAGGATAAAGCAAAAAAGTAAGTTTTTTAAACTAAGCCCCGCCCACAATCGGGTGGGGCTTTTTTATTCAAATCATGGCAACAGTCAATACAAAATTCACGTCTGCAATAACTCCAGAGGACATCATTAGCTTGGCTAATTTAAAGGAGCATTTGCGCGTTGACTTCACGGACGAGGACACAACAATCACCGCCCTTCGACTTGCTGCCATTAACAAAATTCAAAACCTTTGCGGCAGAATGATGGACCGGGTAACGGTTGAATTTTATGCGGAAAGTTTTTACGGCATCACGCTTCCGTGGTCGCCAATCATTTCGGTTGAGAGCGTAAAGTACAAAACCGACGCGACGACCTACGCAACGCTCGCTGAGGCTAATTGGTGGACATCATTGAATTCAACGGTGCCACGAATGGAGTTCACCAACACGCCATCACTGTATAGCTACGCATCAGACCGCGTAAAAATATCGGCAACAATAGGATGGGATGCGAGCGCAAGCGAAACACCTGAAGCACTTGTAACGGCGGTTAAATTACTGGTAATGGACTGGTACGAGCTTCGAGGTGACACGATTGTAGGAACAATTGCGCGACAAGTTCCAAACGGCATAATGAATGTAATTTCAGAATATAGAAATCTAGGATGAGAGCGGGAAGATTAGATGTGCGTATAGCTATTCAGAGTGTGACAACTACCGTTTCACTCACTGGCGCGGCCAATAAATCTTGGTCAAATTACGCTACGGTATGGGCTGAACGTGATGACCGCGCAAAGTCTGGCACTGAAGACGACCATAGCGATCAAATCACCCCCATACAAAGCCTCGTTTTCAAAATAAGGTACTCGCTATCAACGAAGGCGATTACGCCTCAGATGCGCGTTGTGTTGGATTCTAAAATTTACAATATTATTTCAGCTCAGGAGGTCGTCCATCGTGAGTGGATTCATTTGAATTGTGAGTTGAGAAATAACGGGGCTGGGTCTTCAACTCCTGCGGCGTGTAGCCCGGGAACGTATGTAAATTCTGACGGGTCTTATACGTTGGAAATCACAAGCGGTGCAACGGGCACTGGTCCTGATGTAACGGTTACGGATGCTGACGGCACGACGCGCGACGTTGTGGCGAATGCTGATGTTGCTTGTGCGTTTCCTGACTTGGATGTGTTGAATAGTGACGGCACTAAATTGCAGGACGTAACCTCGTACCCAGCAGGCGGGGAAATAGATATTGCTGACACTCCTATAACAAATTCGGACGGTTCGTTCAATGCTGACGCTCCTAGTGGTGTTGAGTACACTGCGCCAGACATAAATCTAACACAAGTAAACGGGACAGCCGCAGACGTTCCTTCGTTGCAAGATATTGTATGTGCTTGGAACGCTATTAGAATCAACTCATCAGGGGGGATAACGCTAGCCACTGTGTCGACTTACCCTGCTGGTGCTATTTACGCATTAGCTGACCAAACGGTAAAGATTTTAAACTCTGACCTCACAACTATAGATGGGTTCATAAACTACGCAAACGACACGAATGTAGCTATAGGAGACAGCACCCTTGAAGATTCAGCAGGAACTATTCTAACGCTTCCAACGGTACGGCAGATAATCATTCCTAATACGGTGGT